GAAACCTATGCGATTGCAGGCGTGGGGTGGGGATACTGGGAAATTTTGGGATTCAGTTATCAAATACCTCGACAACCACGCGCAAGGAAAACATGGCGAAGAAGGATTAGACCCTGACCCGTATATTTCGCTACGGAAGAAAAATGCAATCAACGATCTTTTCAATGTCTATAATGCAGAGACAAAAGCGGCGAATCCTGAAAGAACAACGCTTCCACGGCAAAAAGGCAAAGACCCTATAGATATTATCGTCCGGTCAAGGAGGCTGGATCGCATCAATGATTACAGCGAAATGAGCGCGCAAAAGTTGCCAATGAACTACGGCAAACTTCGGGACAATTACATGCCGGAAATCAATCCGCTTGCGCGTCCGCAGTCGCCAGAAGACATGATGGAGAATCTTGATGGTAGCGTGACGGCAACAAGAATCCGCCAAGCCATCGCCAGCGGCAATGTGGAGCAACTGGAGTCCGAATTGCGGATGAGTGATGACTTGCTCCCGTTTGAATCTTTGTATGTGTCACAGGGCGAAACTGGAGAACCGCAGATTCAGGTTGTTTCTATGTTTGATCCGGGAATTGAGCCAAGCGTAGAGCGTTCTGAAATCCCAACAGATATTGACGCCGAAACAGAAGCTGAAATGTCTCGTTTGGATGCTGAATATGACATGGCAGAAATGGGCCAACAGGGCCAACAGGAACAACAAAAGGGTCAACAGGGCCAACAGGGCCAACAGGTGCCAATGGCTCGCGCTGAATTCATTCCTCCCGAAAATGATTATTTGAGTCAAACTTCACTTGATGAGAGAAAAGCTAAATTGCCAGAATATCAGTTAAACAAACAAATAAAATCTATCAATGGGAATGAATTTGATGGTTTTGTTGAGTTGAAAGACCCAAAAACAGGGAAACAAATAGGAAGAGCTGATTATTCCGTGTTTGGAGGCTCATTAGTTGTTGGTTTCTCATTCGTAAATGACAAATATCTAAACCAAGGCTACGGCGAAGCTCTTTATAGAGAGATTGCTAAAGTTGCACAGGAAAATAACATAGATAATATCGTTGGCGAAACATCACCATCTGCAAGGAAAGTTCGCAATAAATTATTCCAAGAGCAAACTCAAAACTGGCAGGATGTAGAGGGTAGAAATGGAATGGTTAGCTTGATTAGACCTGATGTTCAATACATGCCGCAAGAGCCAGCCGTAAATCAATACGGATTCTACTCTCGCCTTGAGGAAGGTATTCGCAATGCGAACCAGCAAACATTCTCGCCAGAACAAGCTAAGGCACTTGCTGTGAAATCCACAAATCAAGAGGAATTGAAGTGGTCTGGTATTCAGCAAGCAATCGAAAACATCGCTCAGGAAAACAACGGAAAGGTTCCAAAGCAAGCGTTGTTGGATTACATGGCAAACGAAGGAAAAGTTAAGTTTGAAGAAGTTGTTATCGGATATGATAAAAACGCTGTTTACCCATCATCGTGGTATGCGGAAAAACAAAAAAATGGTTTTTGGTGGGTCGTTGATCCAGAGGATATGTCATCTGGAAGTCCAAGCGTCAGGGCAACTGGAAAAACAAGGACAGAAGCATGGGATAACGCTTTAGAATCTTATCGAAGAAGGAGAAAAGAAGTTCCGAAATATGGCGAAGAAGGAATGAACAAAGTTCTTCCCGGAGGTGAAAACTATCGTGAGGTTGTTTTGACAATGCCTGAAAAAGAAACCGGAACAAAACAATACAATTATGATGATATTATTTTAACAAAAGGAAAATCTAATTGGAACTTTAAAACAAAAGATGGTGTTGTGAGCGGTTCAATACCCGGAGGGTTATATCCTGAAGAAATTGCTCGTGATTACGCTTTGCAAATGGCGCAAACATCAGAATCTACACTTAGAAAACCTTCTGGTGAAAAATCAATATACACCTCCTCTCATTTCTCAAACATCCCAAACTATGTAGCTCACATTCGAATAAATGAGCGGAAAGATGCCGAAGGAAAAGAAGGGCTGTTTATTGAGGAAATTCAGTCTGACAGACACCAGCAGGGAAGGAAAAAGGGATATAAAGGAGATCAAGCTATTCCTGATTGGGAATATGGAATTTATAAAGATGGCATTATTCATTCAAGATTTAAAACAAAAAGCGATCTTGATGCTTATGAATTGGAATACGGAGAAAGGCTTCGTGCTGGGTTCCCAGAATCAAAATTCACAGTAGAGAAATTAAAGCCAGAAGATCAACCCAATCTTGATACAAGATTAGACGATAGAATTCCCGACGCGCCATTCCGAAAAGAATGGCCGTTGCAAATGTTTAAGATGGCATTGCGTGATGCCGTAGATTCTGGAAAACAATGGATCGGTTGGACGGATGGAGCAACGCAAGCTGATCGGTATGATTTGAGCAAGCAGGTAGAATCAATAGTTGTAGATGATTTGCCATACCGGATTGATTCTTTGCCGGAAAACCAAGAAAGCTACAGGATGATTCGTTTAGAACCGAAACGCAGTGAAAATATTCAATCTGTTATTTTCGGAATCGATATTAATGGGAATATCATTTCTGGATTTGGTCAAAATATAAATCTAATTCCTAATGCAAAAAATATTTCAGATGTCGTTGGAAAAGAGATGGCAGATAAAATTATAAATGGAGAGAAATCTGTTGTTTATAAAGGTAATAGCTTAAAAATCGGCGGAGAAGGCATGAAAGGATACTACGACACTAGGCTTCCGAAAGAAATCGGCAGGTATGTTGATAAGATGAGCGGAAAAGTTGAGAAGTCATCGATTGATACTGGTGAATCTAACTTTCCATCATGGGACAAGTGGCATATGCAGAAATATGGTCAGGAGGTTGATGCAACTCTTGATGATGAAACAATTAACTCTCGATATGCAGAATGGGAGAAATTGCGTGACTCTCCTCAAACAACCCCAATCTGGCGAGTAAACATCACGCCAGAAATGCAAAAATCAGTTCGCGCTGGGCAACCGCAATACATGCCCTATGTCCCATATTCTATGCCGAAAGACCCACGGCAGATTATGGCGGATTTCTATTTGCTGACATCTGTTGGCGATAAAGCAAGTTACTTTGGCAAAGATTGGGAAAAAATAAAAGGAATGCAAATGCCAACGAGAACCGGATTACGATATGAAAAATACGGGCCGAATCTTGAAGACGCAGTTAAAGAACTCACCAGCGGAATGAAGAAGCACATGCTGGATTCTCTTTTGTTTTCAATTTCAGCAGAACTTCGCCACTACAAATCAAATCGCCAGCCAGACCAATTGTTGGATAATCCTTTCATGAAGGCGTATTCAGAAATTTACGATGCTTACAATGCGGTCTCTGACAAAAACCTTCCTGAATACGCGCAAAAATACCTGAAACCAATGTATCCTGAATCGCCGAGGGCAAGGATTACAAAAGGAAGCTCGCAAGGCTATCAATTATCGAATGCCGCTGTCAGGAAAGCTCTGGAAGAGACTGGAACGACCATCGAAGACTTCAGTAACATTGTTGAGAAACTTTTCAGAAAAGGAAACTGGAATTCAAGTTATGGCGGAAATCCTTGGGGAAATATTGCCGAAGGATTGCGGATGGTTAATCAAGCCAACGATACCGAATCTTTGATAAAATCAATCGACAATGCCTATGATTTGCAACACAACACGGCAACTGTTTTCAACAAGATCAAAAAATACCAGCGCGAGGGCGGTTATAAATGGTTGCAGGATATGCTGGATTTCAAATATCACGCCGCAAGCCCACGGGAATTGACGCCAATGGCAAGTTCAGCCGCGCAAAAAATCACAACTCCCGCATTGATGGACATTGGAGATAATACAATTGATAAGCGCAGAGAAAATGCTGTTTCTGTTATCGGTGAAGATGTCGTATCTGAAATCGAAAAAGTCATGAAGGCGTTGAAGCCTAACAGAGAGAACATATATCAAGACATCAATGTTAAGGCTCCGAAAGGCTCCGGCAAAGACATCAACGCAGAATTGCAAAAATGGCTCGTAAATTCAACGGCATCGAAGGAACTGGAAAAACTCGGGGTAAATCCAGATGTAATTCAATACGCAAGATTATTGTTGGCGCAAAAGATGGCTCCGAAGCGGAATGTGCCGCAAGACATTAAAGATCTTGTTGCTGAATCATTCAAAACGGAGGAAAAAGAATATGGGCCTCCGATTGGAATTCCTGAAAAATCAAATCTCGCAAAAGTTTCCGCGCCAGTAAAGGAAGGGGGAAATATCATTCCTGCTGATATTGTTGAATTGAAACAACAGATTCACAAATTGATGCACCTGCATACGGAATCAGATATTGGAACGATGGTTCCGTATAAAGGATTAGTTTTTTCTGGAATGACAAATGTTCCAGCGAATACTTTTACGATTAAAACTTACAAAGATGGCGTTTTAATTGATGAAGCAACTTTCAATAGAAGTTCGCCAGCTTACGATAATTCCGTATATGCATATCTTTACAATATTACGCCAGTAAAAGAACAAACAAAAGCACCCGCGCTAGATAAATTTATCAAATGGACTCCTGTGTATAGCCCAAAAGGAGAATATGAAAATTTTGAGAATGGAGATAAGCCAATCGCAACTCAAATGACAGCATATTTTGACGGGAAGCCATTAAGTGCCGCATTTATATTAAACGGAGATGCCCTGCATATCAAAACAGAAAAAGGAGACGATTATTCAATTCCTTTTCCACATGAATCAAGCGCAGACGCAAAATCTGGCTTCCTTGAGCAAATTCTTGGTAAATATAACGATATTGTCGGTAACATGAAAGAATACGAGGATGTTGAATTTTCATTCATCCCGAAACCGCCAGCTTCTTTAGCGCAAACAAAAGCCCCATCATCCGAGCCTTCTTTGTCACCAGATTTGACGCCTATCGCAATGACGATAGAACAACTGAAACAGTTAATCGTAAATCCGAAGACAGGAGAAATCTCAACTCAGCCTCTGAAAATTCTGATTAAAACCGAGTTGAAGTATTTCCCGCCAAACAAAATTGAAGGCTTAACAAAATGGGGAAACATGTATGCAGATTGGGCGAAGAAAGCTCCTGCTGAGGAATTGTGGCCGTCCGTCACCGGAAAGCCATACGAGAATCCGGATGCAATAGAAACTGTATATTCTGAAGAGAAAGCTATCGCTGATTTCAAAGAATACAAAAAATTTCAATACGACCAATGGTATGCGAATCAATCGAAAAAATTGAAAGGCGTGTTGCCTGATGAAGTTGTTAACACGATATTAGATTCCGCTTGGACTCAACAAGAGAAAGGCTCTACTCTTGAGACGCCGGAAAAAGTATTGGAGAAAGTTAAAAGCAAATTAGGAGAATCGTATAACTCTTTAATGAGTGCTCTTTTATCGACTGGAGACATAAATTTCTTAAACAATTCGATTAACAGCGCAATAAAGGACGCGGCAAAAGCGATGTTTTCTGCAAATCCAACATCATTAGAGAAAATTCCGAAGTTTATGAATTCTTCTCAAGTATTGGAATTGGCAAAAGCGGCAAAAGAAGGATTAGCTTGGGATGACACGGAAGGCGGAGAATCTGTATCTGATAATCTTGGCGAGTTTTTCGGAGACTTATCCGATGAAAATGTCGAAGAACTCAAGAAATGGTATAACTCGGTTCTGGATTACGAGAACGAGAAAAAAGAATTCTACGGAGAAAAGGAAACAGATTTAGAAAAATTTTGGCCGCAATCTCTGGAATTCATGTCTCCGTATGAAATTGATTATACGAAGAAATCAATCACGGATGCAATCGCGGCTGGGAAAAATTCACAAACATGGTTGGATGAATTTGAAATGTATGGGAATAAAGCAAAAACTGCATACTCGCCTGATAGCCAAAAAGAGTTGAAGAAATTGTTTGATGAAGAGGCCAAGAAACAGAAAAATACTGAAATTGATCCAGATGTTGATTATTATATAAATGCGATCAATAAATATGCAAATTTCAACTGGCAGGAGTTGGTTTCTTCAGAAATTTCTGGACCTCAAATTGCTGAAGATCTTATTGGAAGAATGTTCACAAAAAATTTTGATGGTGCATTTAATAGAACAATTTCAGTTGGTAGAAAATTTTTAGTTCCATATTCCCCTGCTGGAGACAAGATTTATATTCTCCACGGAAAAGATGAGAATATAGATGGTAGCGTGATTTTTGATATGTCGAAAAAGACAAAAGAACAGACCAAACAAGAGATGATTGATTGGGTTGAACATTTCATCGATTACTACGATCCTAAAATCTGATGTTTTCCGCGATTGGCTCACTCCCAAAACACAGGTATGTGTTTGTTGATTCCCGTTTCACCCATGAGGAGCCGTGCGGGTTTGTTCCGGCAGTCTGGTTTGGGTTGGTCAGTTTTCCCGGCAGAGCGTGGGGATGCCATGTGATGTTAGAGTGTGGTGCGGTTTATCGCTCCCTGCCGCCCCATGCTCTCTCTTTTACCGAGAATCCGGAGGAATGGTCAGTTGAGCAGGCGCAGATGTGGGATTGCTACGGGACGCGCTGGTCAGCGGAGGAATACACCTATCTGCGAGGATTGAAAGTTACCTGCAAAGTTGGAGGCAAGTTGTATGAGGGTGATTATCTATTCACTATCGCGCCTTTGGATGATGGGTTCAGCGAAGCTCCCGAACAATCTAAGGAATTTATGTTCTGCAAACTGGATAATGGCAGATTGACAATTCAGCCGACAAACAGAGTGCGTTTTGAAGATCGCAGTTTTACGGGCGGAGAAGTGCCGAAGTTAAAATTGCAAAATGAAATTTATTCCTGCGAGGAAAACCCATCGCTAACCGAATGAAAACCCAAGCCTATCCCAGCGCAAACCCTCCCATTCCCCAATACCCATTCCCCATTATTAAAAATAAAAAACCTTTTCAATTCCGGAAAACGAGTTTTAATTCGCTTCGCCAGAATTTTCTGGCATCAAAATAAATACAACCCATAAAATAAATACATATGTTAGAAACCGCCCAAACAAAACTCGACAATCTGCAAACACTCCAAGTTTGCGCCAAAGACCAAGGAATGGAAGTCACGATTTCCGTTGATGAAGATGGCTTCTATTACATCGGAGAAAAAATGTTCACAGATTACAAGTCAGCACTCCGCTATCTTGTAAAATGATGGTAATGCCATCCAATAATTCCGGAATAATGATCGGATATCTTGCTGGTAAATATCCAGACAGGATCGGATGGTTATTATCTCCTGATGGTTGGAGAAAACCTCCTTCATGGATGCCATACGCTCTTGACAACGGAGCGTATGGAGCATGGTCAAACGAGCGCGAATGGGATGCTAAATCGTTTCTTGATTTAATTGAGAAATCTAAAACAGCGCACAAACCTCGTTGGGTTGTTATTCCTGATGTAGTAGCAAATCGGGAATTAACAATCCTTCGCTGGCATGAATGGATGCCAAAAATCAAGAGTCGTCTTTTCGGTGTTGCATATGCTTTTGCTGTGCAAGACGGAATGACGCCTAAAGATGTTCCCGATGAAGCCGAGGTTATTTTCGTCGGAGGAACAACCGAATGGAAGTGGCGAAATCTGCATACTTGGACAAATAATTTTCAAAGAGTCCATGTTGGCAGGGTAAATTCTGAACGCATGCTTTGGATGTGCCATGAAGCAGGAGTGGAATCCTGCGATGGAACAGGCTGGGTGCGAGGCGGAGAAGAACGATTAGAAGAACTAAATAGATATTTGGAACAATCAACAGGAGGCGACAAACGCCAACAACAACAATTAGCACTATGAATAAACAAGAAAGACTCAACGCAACATTCCGGCTTTGGAAAGACTTTACTTTTGAAGCGGCACATCAACTTACAAAGGTTCCCGTAGGACATCAATGCGGGAGATTACACGGGCATAGTTATAAACTGCGCGTCCATTGCCAAGGCAAACTCGATCCGGAGCGAGATTGGGTTGTTGATTATTCAGATATTGCCACCGCAGTTCGTCCTGTAATTCAAAAACTCGACCATTCTTTTCTTAACGATCACTTCGATTTTGAGACCACCGCCGAAAACCTTGCTTGGTGGTTAGGCCATGAAATTCATCCAAAACTCCATGGGCTTTATGCTGTCGAGCTTTTTGAGACTCCCACAACATCCGTTTATGTGGAAATGTGAAATTCAAAATAAAAAATGAAAAAGACATCTTTGAAAAATTTCATCAAAAAATTATTCGTTAAATCTATCCCTAAACAGCCGCAAGTCACAAAACGGGAATTTGAGGTCGCCGGACTTCTCGCAAGCGGATTTACAAATCAAGGAGTCGCTGACAAGTTGGGAATATCAATCAAAACAGTTGAGAAACATCGAGAGGCACTTCACAAGAAGAATAATCTTCGGAATACCGCCGATCTGACACGCTGGGCATTGGCAAAAGGACTCACGGAAAACGAGTTTTTACGCCGCAAAAAATAATTGAATTATTTCCTTTTCATTCGATGAATATTCGTTTTTAATGCATCTCATCGGGGGAAACTCCGGTGAAAAATCAATAAATAAATAAATGAAAATCCAAACTCTCATTCAGCTAATTCAATCAGACCAATTCTATAAAAAAGATTGGAAGATTTCAGAAGGCCATCAAATCACAGCGTTGCCTTATGCTTCTCAAATTTCAGATTCAGACACTTCGGCGCGTGTTCACTTCAATAAAAAAAGCGGATCGTATTCCGTGATTCCCTGCATGGAATTCCTGCCGCTGAACACTCCAGTATTCGCTTAATCTCGTTCCTCCCAGAACAACCAACATCAACCAATAAATAAATAAATACCATGTTAACTCTAACTAACCAAATCAATCAACTCACCGCAATCGACGCTGTTCATGCGGCGTCTCGCACCTCGGAAAAATACGGATTCGTTTCCACTCGCTCAGTCATCGACAACCTCGCCAGCCTCGGATTCACAACTCGCTCAATTCAGATTGCGCGAGCCAACAAAGAGGAGAAAAAAGGTTTTCAGAAACATATCGTCCGAATGCAACATACCTCGCTAATGCCGCAAGTTGGCGATTCATTCCCCGAGGTTGTTCTGATCAACTCACACGATGGCGGTTGCTCCTACCGAATGATGCTCGGAATGTTCCGCCTCATCTGCACTAACGGAATGGTTTCCGGTAGCATTCAAGATGAACTTCGTTTTGTTCACCGGAAGGCAAATCTTGACCTCATCAATAATGGCGTAATGGAGATCGTTGGAAGAGCCGCCAGACTCTCCGATGTCGTTTCCCGCATGAAGTCCCGCGCACTCACCTCGCCGGAGCAGGCGCACTTCCTCGATGAAGCAGTCCGCATCCGCTACAAAGCTCCCGAAGGCGATGTTTCTATAGAGGATATCCGCGAATTCAATCATCGCCGCGATTCGCTCAATGAGCTTCGCCGCTATGAAGATCGCGGAACCGATCTGTGGACTACATTTAATCGGATTCAAGAGAACCTTACCAAAGGTCGGCGTGGTAGCGGTGTTCGCCGGATCACCTCGCCTCACACGGATGTTTCCGTGAATCGTGAACTCTGGAATCTCGCGGAAAACTTCTTGAACTAACTTGTTTTGGGAGGGGGTTCATTCCCCCTCCCTAACAATTTCATACCATGAAATTCTTACCGATATTGTTAGCGGGAGCACTCGTTTCATGCTCATCAATCAGCAAAGAAACATATACTGAGCGGAGGATTTTGACCTACCCGAAAAAATCCACCCCGCATATCAAGGATATGTATTTGCAGGAGCCGAAAACCCAAACGCATCAAATCATTCAGCATCCAGAGCCGCAAGCGGAAACGCCTGTAGCTGATTTTGATTACATCAATCCTGATCTTCCAACAAACGACACCATCACGATTGGCTCAACCAAACAAGATGTTGCTGGCGTCCTCGGGAGTCCCACCAAAGTTCAAAAGGGAGTAGATACCGACATGTGGTGGTATAAATCCAGCTACATTGTCTTCGATTCCGCCGGACAAGTTGAAGGATACAGCGAAAACGGAACGCCACTCAAAATCTCGATCCAATAATGTATATTACCCATAACGACGAGGAAATCCCGACCGGAAAACTCCGGCAACTGGGAATAATTCAGGCTAACTATAAATTGTTGGTCGAAATGTTCGGAGAGCCGCGCATTCTTCATGAAGATATCTTGCATGTCGAATGGCTTGTCCGAGTAGGCGACAAGATTGCCGCAATCAACAATTACATCGGCGTCACCAAGCCATCTGTTGAAAATACGGCACTCTGGCCGATATCCGGATCAGAGCCTGATGTCATCGACGATATTCGTCAGATTCTTGATAACCCGATAGCCAGTATCAAGCGCAAGATTGAATTTGAAATGAGTTTGGTCAGCGAAAACGAAAGAGAAGAGCTTTTGCAAAAATGCGCGAGGAATCTTGAGCAGATGTGCAAAGCAACAACCATCCTTTGCAGGAGCGCAGAACTGGCATTATCGCAGTTGAAAAAAACTATATGAAAGGAAGAAAAATGATTCTTGGTAGCGTTTGGGTGTGCCCTGAAAACGCATCTACGATATGCTTCAAATCTGATACAGAAAAATCAGTTATCAGACAAGCCGCAGAGGACGGATTCAGTTACAAGCGAGTTAGCGGAGAATATGCAACCAAAAAGACTTTCGATCTTCTTTGGAAATTGCAATCAACCTATGATCGTTCTCGGCCGGAAATTATGGATAAATTTAAAAAAATTGCCATGGACGGGAGATTGCTTTTTATGGAGGTTGAACATGAATAATTTGCTTTATATTCAATGGTCTATCGAAGCGTTCATCAAGGTTATTCTTCCGCTTGCCGTATACCTGATAACAATTTGGCTCGCATACAAAGCAGGCCAACAAAAAATCCTTGATGCGTTTGAAAAACACGCGAGACGCCAAAGAGAACGAGAAAAAAGATGGCGTGAATTTGAAGATGAGGAGGAGTATTAAAATGGGAACAGAAAAAACCATTCATGATTGCCTTCCCCCCGAAGCGTATATGCGAATATGGCAATCAGCATCCAAAGATAACAATGGCCCACGATATGCCAGCACAGTCTTTGTGAAAAAAAAGATTGACAACGATAGGCAAAAAACCAATGTTTCGCCTCGACTCGCAAAACAGCGGGGAAACATTGATACATAGCCATGTCGAACAATAATAAAAAAATAAACTTCCCAGCCTTTCCGGTTTCCCCATATGCGGGTGATCGTGACAATGCTCCGATAAAATCAAATAGCGGAATGTCGATGCGCGACTTCTTTGCCAGCATGTGCCTTGTTGGGCTGGCTGGTGATATAGCGGATGACGATATTACCGCAGACGAAATTGCCGATACCGCATACGAAATTGCTGACGCGATGTTAGGTAAAATTGGTAAAGTATGAGCGAGCCGCAAGACCAAAAAACATTCGATGAAATTGTCGAATCAATAGACATCAGTTCGCTTACTCCTAAAGATATTCTCGGAGACTTGTTCAGATCGTTTCAATACATTTCAACCAGAGTTGCGGTTGCAATTAGGTTGCTGGAAAAGATGGAAAACAAGGAGAAAGAAAATGACCCAATACCCTGATCGGATTCCTCACGATCAATGGATAAATAGCCAGTTATCAATAGCGCGATTTTATGGTGGAATTTCCATCAACGGAAAACGCTATGTCATCGACAGAGAAACCAACGATCTTGTGATTCCGGTGCGTAGAAAAAACCGGAAAAAACAGGAAGAAAAAAAATCAGAAAAAAGTGTTTTCAAAACAGAAGAAATGAATTTGAATACATAGTGCAGTTCAACTGCTCAAATAAATAAATAAATATGCAAACATTCCTGCCTCATAAATGCTTCGCCAAATCGGCGGCATCATTGGATAACCGCCGACTCGGTAAACAGCGTGTCGAGTGCCTTCAAATCCTGAATGCTCTTCACAACCCTGAATACGGCTGGCAAAACCATCCCGCGACGAAAATGTGGCGCGAGGATAAAGGTTCCTTGGTTTACTACGGAATCGCTATATGCGACGAGTGGATTAGCCGTGGCTACAAAGATACCTGCCGCGATAAAATCAAAGCGTATTTGCAAATTGCCGACCTCTCACGGAAAACTACTCCGCGCTGGGTGACTGACGATTTGTGCGCCTCTCATCAGAGCAACCTCATCCGTAAATTCCCCGAGCATTACGCTCCGCAATTTCCGGGTGTTTCAAACGATCTTCCGTATGTCTGGCCTGTTTGAAATAATTCTTTTCATTTTCCAAAATTCATCCAAACTAAAACTCCAATAAATAAATACATGAAATTATCAAAAGCGAAGTTAAAAACTCAGCAAGGGAAAAATGCTTTCGCAAAAGCTCACGCGAAAGCTCCAGTCGGCTCCTACATCGTCACCGATCACAGGAACGGATTTGCCAGCGAATTACCCGTTGGCAAAGTTGTAGGGCATTTAAAATATCGGGCATCTGTTCGCGGTTGTGGTCCATTGCTTGTTGAAAAATATGAAATCTACCCTGACGAGGAATCACCAAATCCTTTGGGCGTAGCACCGCAAATTGTAGTTTCAAAAGAACGCTACATTCGTGCAATCGAGGCCAAGATTCGCGGAATCGAATTTCAGAAACGCGCTCTTTTAAATTTTCGTCCATCAGGGAAAATCGTTAATCCTCGCTCTCTCCCAAATCATGAAACACAAAATTGAAGTTCGTCTGAAATCTGGCTTTGTTATTGCCACCATTAAGCGCAAACTTCGCGCCGAACAGATTGGCAATTTCAACCCGATCTTTTGCACCTACAAGCGCAAGCAATATCTGGTGAAAAGCGAAGAGGGCGATTTGTCTGATCCGTTCCGTCGCGATGAAAATTACCTGAACAAGCTCTATATTGAATTTTCCCCCGAACAACATACAAACCAAAACCAATGAAACATAAATCCATTACATTCAAATTCGCCTGTGGCGAAAAAGAACTGGCCGAAGCCGCTCGTTACTACAATATCAAGAAAGCGACCCGCGAACATTACCGCAGATTGATCAATATTTTGATTCATGAAGGCGAGAAAGCCATCCTGAACAAAAACGAAGAATAGAACCCAACCTCAAATACATAAATACATGAGCCAAATAGCAATACCAATAAATGAAATCGAGCGCATGGCGGAAATCATTTCCAAAGCAAACTTCTTTGGATACGCCAATCTGGAGCAGGCGGCAACGCTGATGCTCATTGCCCAATCGGAAGGTCGCCATCCGGCGTCAGCCGCGAAGGAATATCACATAATTAAAGGCCGACCCGCCCTCAAAGCGGATGCGATGCTCGCCCGATTCCAGCAAGCTGGCGGAAGCGTTCAATGGGTCGAACGAACCGACGCTAAAGTGTCGGCGAAGTTCTCGCATCCGCAGGGCGGAGAAGTGATTATTTGCTGGACGATTGAAGATGGCAAGCGTGCGGGTCTTACGAGCAACGATAATTGGCGCAAATATCCGCGCCAAATGCTTTCTGCTCGCGTTATCAGCGAAGGCGTGAGGGCAACCTACCCAAGCGTTGTTAGCGGACTCTACACGCCGGAAGAAGTTCAGGATTTTAGCTCAACGCCAACTCCTGCGCCAAAACCAGCCATAGCTCGCCCGAATCTTCCCGAGGCGAAGCCAGAAATCGCTCCTGTTATCGAAATTCAGGCCGAGGTTGCCGAGGCTCCGGTTGAGCAAAAAACAGAAGAGCAGGAGGCATCCACGGAAAAACGCGATGCGCTTTGGGAGTTGATGGAAACCCATCAATACACCGAGGCCGACATTATGCGGTTCATCACAGATAAAGGCGTGAAAACCTCGGCGACTCGCATTGCCGACCTGACCGATAAAATCGTTGCCCGTCTCGTTGAGAAATTCTCTCTCATCGTGAAATTCATGGAGGAAACGAAATGAGCGACGAGCGTAACGGAAAAATCTCCGGTAGCGGAATTGCGGCACTCGCCGCATGTCCGGGAAGATTCAATCTGGAACAAACTCTCCCGAAACAGCCTTCGGGAGAGGCGGCGGAAATCGGGAATCGTATTCACGAATACATTGCTTCCGAAGGTAAAACGAAACTTGTTGATTCTGAGCGCGAAACTGCGGAACTCATCATCAGCAAGTATGAGGAGGCGATTGACATAATCGGGATCGGAAAACCTGACAGCGTTCAGCGCGAAACTCGTTTGTGGTATGGCGAGGATTGGAGCGGCCAAATTGATCGGATTGATTTCTACGATACCTTCCACGGAAAAGTGGCTATCGTAACCGATTACAAGTCTGGCCGAATTGCCCAAGGCGGAGCTTCAGAAAACCTTCAACTCCGAGCATACGCTGTATTAACTAAAAAGGCATATCCAGAATTGTATAAGGTTTATGTCTGCATTGTTCAGCCTCTCGCTGGCCCGACATCAATCGCCGAATACAACGAGGAGGAATTGGCTCAATCTGAGGCGCAAATTCAGGAAATCATCCGCAAAGCGTATGATCCGAACGCACCAAGGATTCCGAGTCCTGATGCTTGTCGGTATTGCTCGGCTAAATCGGTTTGTCCGGAAGCCAGAGGCTTAACCACGCAGATTCAGCAGATAGCCCACGAAAATGTGAAGGCTCTGACCTCTGATGAGCTTGGGAAATATCTGGAACGAGCCGAAGTTGTTGAGGATATTATTGCGGCCATGAAATCTGAGGCGAAAAGCCGATTGTTATCTGGTCAATCCGTGACGGGATACAAATTGGAATCGGGTAATTCTACCCGTTCAATTCCGAATCCTGATTCGGCATACGAAAAATTGAAGGCTCACATGAGCCAACAGGAGTTTGCGAAATGCTGTAAAGTTTCAGCACCGCAATTAGAATCTTTGATTGCAAAAAGCATGCAAATCAAAGCAAAAGAAGCAAAACAAAAGCTGGGCGAATTGCTCGGAACTGAACTTGTTGTCAAACAAGGCGAACAAAAAATGGTAAAGGAATAAATATGGAAAAGAAATATCTATCTAAAGCAGGAAAATACATTGCGGTTGTCAAGCGTCCACCTAACGGCTGGTTTGGTGAAATTGGCGAAAAGAAAACGCCATTCATTCGCCTGCCGCTGATCATTCAGGAAACCCAAGAAATGGAGGGTGAAGATCAGGTCGGAACTGAAATCGTCTGGCGCGGATTCATCACCGAAGCCGCAGTTGGCAGGACTGTGAAGGCTCTGGCTAAAGCGTTCAATTGGGATGGTGATTTGGCCGCTCTCTGCGCTGATCAATATCTCACCGCATTTGAAAACCCTGATATGGTCATTCTTGAAAAAGGAAAAACAACCGATTCCGATCCATTTACTGGCAAATCTTGCCGGATTACCTGCGAGGAAGAAGAATACGAAGGGAAAAAGCGAATTGTGATCAAATGGTTGAATCCTGCCGAGGGAAAAGAGCCTGCGGTTATGGATCAAAAATCCTTGAAATCAATTATCGCCGATGTCGGCAAAATCGCTAAAAATGCCGCCAAAGAGGCTCAAGAAGAGCAGAAGACAGAAAAGCCAAAAAGCTCAAAACCTGCACCTAATGTTCGCAAGCCGGAACAGAAGCAAGTTGACGAAGAAGGCGACGATATTCCATTTTGATTATGAGTGAATATGACGATTATGACCTGACCTCAGAAATTGAGGAAGGCAAGCGCGAAGATTATATACATAAATGCGCCATGCGCGATATGGATCAAGGAATACGACCTGAATACGGCGACATTGAAAACGAACCGGAAGAAAATGAATGAGCAATAAATCACTAATGATAGATCAGAAGTCAGAACCAGAAACAATCGAAGTGGAATTCGTGAAAGACGATCCCGCCGCATACAATAAACTTGAGCTTGAAAAGGCGAAGGAATTGATCGGCGGACTTCTTGAAGAAAACTGGACTGGCATTCAGAAAGCACTTCATGAAAATCCCGAGGGGAAAACAACAGTCTCCTTCAATCTCTACCTGAACCACACATCAGCCGATGGTCGATATGTGAGGGCAAAACTCGCCTACAGCCTAAAATCTGTATCCGAGACTGCCGAGGTATTTGTTGGCAATCCAAATCAACCTGAAATGTTCTAATGGAAACGGCTCCCATTGCGTTCTGCATTCCGATTGTTCCGATGTCATTACAGATGTCCGGCAAGCGGTTGCAGATACGCAATGGTAAGCCGATTTTCTTCAAGACATCCAAGGCGTCAAATTACCAGAAATTCATTCACCTCTATTCGCAACGCTATCTTCCGCAAAAGCCGTGGGATTGCGCGATCAAATTAGAGGTGGATTATTTCTTGGAGCGGCCAATGCGCCTAAATAATAAAAAAACATCTCCTTGCGCCATCCTGCACACAAAACGACCCGACTTGGATAATCTTCAAAAGGGAACGCAGGACGCTCTTAAGTGTTTTTGGGTCGATGATTCCCAAATCGCCAGCTTGAACATACGAAAATTCTATGTTGAGGCAGGCGGAAAACCATCTATAAAAGTAAAGATCAGCAAACTTGAATCAATAAATGAATAAATACCAAGAAGAACTATGTTTCGATAAACCAACAACAAAAATCGGCCAAGCATTCGCAAAATACCACGCAGAAAATCCGAATGTTTATCATGCTCTTGTTGATTTGGCTCGGAAGTCCCGCAGATACCGACCTGACCGAGTGATCGGTATTCAGATGCTCTTTGAAGTGTTGCGATGGAATTATTATACTTCCGTTCACTCGACCGAGGAATACAAATTCCCAAATGCGTTTGCGGCTGGATATTCCCGCCTCATTATGAAAAACGAGCCGGATTTGCGCGGAATTTTTCGTATCGCCAAAAGTGAATTTGATGCTGAATAATTCTGTGAACTATTACACCTATCACATAGGCGATTACCGAACCGCCACGGCGCACCTTTCATTAGACGAGGACGCTACCTACAAGCGGTTGTTGGATTACCAATACGACAAGGAATGCCCGATTCCCGATGATCCGGCAGTTATGGCGCGGAGATTACGAAGTAGCGAAAAACTTGTTTCTGCTATGCTCTCGGAATTTTTCACGCTAACTGATCAGGGATGGGTAAATCAGCGAGTGTGGAATGAAGTTGGCAAGCATCAGGAATTCATAGACAAGCAAAAGCACAACGGGAGAAAAGGCGGAAGGCAAAAAACCCAAACCGAACCCACCGCTAACCCAACGCAAACCCTCCCAATACCCAATACCCAATACCCAATAGATAAAAAGGCAATCAACTTTGAAAATTTGCCAGAACCTCTCAATACTGACTCTTTCAAAGAAGCGTGGAAGCGATTCGTGAAATACAGGACAGAAAGAAAAAAACCAATCTATCAAACATCAATGGAATCAAAATGGAAACAGATGGAATCTTGGGGTGTTGATTCTGCCATCCAAGCTATCGAAAACACGATTTCAAATGGCTGGCAAGGAGTTTTCCCGCCTCACGGAGAAAAGGCAAAGAAGAAACAGGATTCGAGTATTTTCAGGGGGTCTTTCTAATGAATGTTGTAATAAAAAAATGCAAAGAATGCGGGAAGGATTTTGAAACTGAAGAAATTTATATGCCTGAACTAAATCGGCGTTTCGTTTTTCAATCTGCTTGTGAGCCGTGTATGGATAGATTGATTCAAGAACGCGATGTTCAGGAAAAAGAGGCGAAAGCCAAAAAGCGAGAAGACGATTTTTGGGGAATGGTTCCGGCAATTTACAAGACCACGGATGAAAGCAAGATTAACAGCAAGCTCAAACGGGCAATCTACGAATGGAAGTTCGGCCCACAAGGTATCGGAATCAAAGGGCCATCGGGAACCCAAAAGACAAGATCAGCCGTATTGCTGTTGTATAAGCTCCACAAAGGCGGCAGAGACGTTTTCTACCTAAAGGCGACCAAACTCACCCAAAATGCCGTTGATGTGTTCTCTGACGACAGGGAGACGAAAAAAGCGGCAATAGAAGCAATATCCCGCGCAACCAAATGTCAGGTATTACTTCTGGATGATGTCGGCAAGGGAAGATTATCGCCAGCCGCCGAGGAATCGTTATACACTTTGCTCGATACGCGAACGGAAAACTTGCTCCCGACAATCTGGACAACCAACGCTGACAGTTCGCAGTTACACGACATGATGTCCGAAGACAGGGGAGACGCAATCATGCGCCGACTTGTAGAATTTTCAACAATCATTGCATTACCATAAATATGAAACCAACAAACCAAACAGAAGAATACCTGCCATATAGCCAATTCGTTCATAACCTGTGCAAATCAGGCTCGGACATCCTTTGCCAAATGAAAGATCACGAAGCCCATCTTGTTCATATGGCAATGGGAGTTTCTGGCGAAGCTGGCGAATTGCTTGATGCCGTCAAGAAAGCAACGATTTACAGAAAGCCACTCGATAAGGAAAATATTATTGAGGAATGCGGCGATATTCTGTTTTTCGTTCAGGGCATCCTAAATTATTACTCTCTGGACATAATGGATGCGATTTACGAAAATCGTAAGAAACTTTCTTTGCGGTATTCTGAAGGCAAATACAGCAACGAACAAGCGCAACAACGAGCAGACAAACAATAAATATGAGATTTCACATTCTTGGATTGCCGCATACTGTTACGAATAAAGAATTTGTAGCTTGTGCTTACACGCAAAAGGTTCTGAAATTCGGGAAAATGATGAAAGACCTCGGGCATGAGATCATTCATTACGGCCATGAAGATTCAGAACTGGTATGCGATGAGCATGTCACAGTTCTTACCAACGACGATTTCCAGAAAAGTTATGGTTCCCACGACTGGAAGAAAACATTCTTCAAGTTCGATACCAACGACCATGCGTATCAAACTTTCTACGCAAACGCGATTCGGGAAATTGCAGAACGAAAACAACCGAACGATTTCCTTCTTCCCTTTTGGGGTTCAGGCGTCAGGGCAATTTGTGACGCTCACGGCGACATGATTGTTGTGGAGCCGGGAATCGGATACGCAGGAGGGCATTGGGCGCGATGGAAAATCTTTGAATCCTATGCCATCTACCACGCTTATTGCGGATTGGAATCCGTTGGAACTTGCCGCCAAGATTGGTATGAAGTTGTGATTCCGAACTATTTCGATCCCGAGGATTTTGAATACAAGGAAAACAAAGGCGATTACTACCTTTACCTTGGCCGAGTTTATGGCGGAAAAGGATGCGAAATCGCATTTCAAGCGGCAAAACTGGCGAATGTTAAATTGATTGTCGCTGGTCAAATTGAACAAGGCTACAATCTGCCAGACCATGTGGAATATGTCGGCTACGCGGATTCAGAAAAAAGAAAAAACCTGATGAGCAACGCCAAGGCATCTTTCATCCCTTCGCAATACATTGAGCCGTTCGGAGGAGTTCAAGTTGAAAACCTTTTCTGCGGGACTCCAACGATTACTACTGATTGGGGGAGTTTCGCGGAAAACAATCTCCACGGAGTAACGGGATACAGATGCCGGACGATGGGTGATTTTGTTAGAGCGGTTCAGCTAATTGAATCAGGAATGATAAAATCAAAAGATTGTCGCCTATGGGCTGAAAACTTCTCTCTGTATAGAGTTGGAAGACTTTACGAGAAGTATTTCAAAGATGTTCTGGATGTATATACTGGCAAAGGCTGGTATGGAGAATGCAATGGGCTTACACCTCTGATGAAAACATATCCGTATTGATAAAATATGAAATTTGATTTTGTTGATATCGGAACAAGCGATTTTGATCTCGGATATGGTTCAATTGGTTTGAAGTCAAACCATCTTCTTATTGAACCCGTCAACTACTACCTTAACAGGATTCCTGATGCGGCAGGACTCCCAATGATGGAGTGTGCCGCCGCTGGCCGATTGCCGCTCGGAACTCCTGTGGGCTATTTTGAAGAGAATGCACCGCAAGGCGGAGGCATCCTTTTACCTCTTGATGAAGCGGCATTTGTTCAAGAGGCCCAAGTGCAACTCAATTTCTACCGAGAAAATAAAATGGCATTCATCGGGAAATGTAAAGAGATTAAAGAATACGCACTTGAATATTACGATTGGCGTGTGAAGATTGCGCCATGGATCAAGCTATTTTGTGAATGATGGAATTAACAGCGACGAGGTATATTTACTGCGTGAGTTTTTCTGCGAAATGATTGTTGTAGCTTTATATGATGCAACAGATAACACAAAATACAAAAGCATATATAAACAGCAGGAGATTGACAGGGATAAACGATCCGCATTGAAGTGGATTGCAGGAGACAAAAATTCCCCTTTTCCTTTTGAAGAAGTTTGTCATGCTGTCGGAATAGAACCGCAACCAATAATTGATATAATAAATAATGAGGAAAGATTATCCAAAGTGGACATGCGAGCCGTGTGCGATGATTCACAGTTCGAATAAAAAAAAATCAGTCATTTGCTGGCATTACGGAAAGTGTGATGTCTGCCAAAAAAACGCAGCAGTAACCGAACCAAGAGACTTCGGGCATTTCCCGAACTGGTTCAAAAAAGGAAAATAAATAAATGAGTGACTATCTAAAACTTCAACGCGAACGCGACGATTATATGGAACGATTCAGAATTGCAATTTCTGAACGAGATAGTTGGAGAATGCGAGCAGAGCAAAAATATGCAATGCGACGAGAGCTTGAAGAATTGCTCGGCGTTGATCGCAATGATGCTTCTGATGAGCAGTTTCAAAAAGGACTTGATGCTATTAAAAATATAATACGCGAGCGAGACGAGGCGAGAGAAGTTGCAAGCGGGTTAGCAGTGCAAGAGGAGCGGGTAGAAGAAGCGCAAAAAGAACTTTCCTCAATCCACCGCTGGATCGAGCGAAACCATCCAGACGGATTCATTGATTCCATGACATACCATCAAAATTTAGAGCGTGTCGGAGATCGTTGGTATGATCAACTTGATCAAGTAGAGCGTGAAAGAAACGATTACCTTGACAGGCTTAACGAAATCCTGAAACCAATCCCAATAAAATGAGTGAAACAGTAGAATTTATGACGCATGAACGCATAATGACAGGAGAAGAATATGTTTCTTATTCTGATTATTTTTCTCTGAAAAAAGAATGCGAGGAACAGGCAAGACTACTCGCAATGAGCGCAGAGCGCGAGGCTGATCTTCTCGGGAAACTCGATAGAATCAAACGAGCCGCTAACAATGTTATACTTCAATGGGATTCGCCTTCATGGAAACTCACAGAACCAACAGCAGGCGTGATACATAAATTGCGTGATGCTTTAGAAATTCAAGAACAATGAGCATATTTGAAAAAGCATCCAATTTCGCCAAGAGCGCACTCATATTCGTGAAAGCAGGAATGCCGTGCAACGATGAGCCTGAAATAGCCAGACGCCTACGCATTTGCTCGGACTGCGAACACTTCGATCCCTACGCTTACAAGAATATGGGTGAGTGCCAAATCTGCCATTGCAATATGGAAATCAAAACCATCATGGCTACCGAATCCTGCCCAAAAGGAAAATGGGAAGAATCCCAATATGAATGACCTCCCCACAGAACGGGAATGTGATCTTACAGTCGCCGGAACAATCTGCGTTCTTGCCCTCAAACAACTCCTCGCAGATTACGAACACCTCGCCGCTAAACACGACATCATTCCCTCTCCTGTTCTTCCCCATGTCATTAACTCCACAATCGAAGGAATGGTCAAAATTTTCCATACAAACACCATCCTAAACGAAATCTTCATCGGCATGATTACCGAGGCTATCAGAGACCAACAAACCAACAACGACACGCCATCAATTCACGCGAATTGAACGCGAATACAGGGGATACATAAGGGGATTTTGGGTGAACATGTCAAGAAAATAATTGACACGCCAAAAAACGATAGCTAACCTTTTGAATATACCAGCCTTGTTAGTCAATACATAGCAATAATTTATCAATAATCTCGGTGAACAATCAATAGTAAACTCCAATGCCTCCGCTTAACAACAAGCTCCACGAAAAGTTTGCATGGCTGGTAGCCGAGGGCGATTCCCACACCGAGGCATATCGCAAGATCAATCCGCATGTTTCCTCGCCTCGCGTTCTTGCCCACAAGGTTTATCACAGGGCAGATGTTAAGAGCCGCATTTCCGAAATCCGTCAAGAGGTCGCCACACGATCAATTCTTTCCATATCGAGGAAGCGAGAAATCTTGCGTCAGATGGTCGAAGGCACATTCCCTACCAAGATCGTCCGCAACCCAAACGGGAACATCGTGGCAGTCTTTGACCGATTGGCCGCGCTCAACATGGACGCAAAGATTGCAGGCGAATTTGCGCCAGAGCGGCATGAGATTGTAGCCAACGACCTCCGCTTGACATTCAAGATCAAAGGACGCAATACCAATGCACCGGAGGACAACGACATCATAGAGGCTGAAATCGTGGAAAGCCGAACGGATTCCGTTCCTGTCATTGAGGACGCTCCGGATAACGAAAACTTCGGGACAGACGCAGACCTCTCGGCATTCGAGAATGCGCCAATCGACCCATCGCAACCGCAAATCGACACGCTATAATGGCTATCCGACCGACATCCCGAACAGTTGAATCGGCAATCAACATTGCCATGAAAATCCGCAACGCTGTTCAGTCAGACGAAAAGATGGGAATGCTCTACGGCGCAGAAATCATTTTGCGTGAGGGAACCAAGAATCCGCCAAACGAAATCGAACTGAACGAAAATTTATCTCGGCAGATAATCCTGCAATTTGTCCAGAGCCTTCTCGACAAAGATCAGTTTGAAGCCAGCGCAACCATTCTTTGGGGGCAGGATGTCTATGACTGGCGTCCGAAGTCAAGCCGCGACACATGGCGATGCCTATTCGACAACGACTTGGTTCTGGTTCAAGGAGCGGGAGCCATGGGCAAAACCTTTGGTGCGGCGGCATGGTTCTATCTCGATTGGTATCGTGACCCGTTTTACACCAACATCAAAGTGATTTCGCTAACCCGCGAACACGCCGAAAGGAACATCTTTGCCAGCATTAAGAACTTTCACCGCATGGCTCTCGTCAAACCGGAATTTCAAAGAACTGACGAGTTGGTTACCAGCATTCAAGCGTCAACGGACGCCAAGCAAGGCATCCACCTCGTTGCCATCCCGAAAGGTGAATCAGGCCACGGAACACTTCGCGGATTCCACCCAACGCCACGCTTTACGCAACCGCACGGAAAATGGGGAAGGCTATCACGAACCCATGTTATTCTTGACGAGGCCGAGGAGGTGCCTGCCGGAGTATGGGAAGGCGTCAACAACATTATATCAACTTCGGATGTTAATGAATGCCGTGGCCGCATCAAAATCTTCGGAGCAAGCAACCCAAAAGACCGCACCAGCGACTTCGGCCAACGCTGTGAACCCGTCAACGGATGGGGATCAATAGACTGCGAGGATGATTTCGAGTGGGAATCCAAAGAGGGCTACCATGTCCTGCGTCTGGATGCGGCAAAGTGCGAGAATGTCGAACAGCAAAAGATCGTTTTCGCTGGCTTACAGACATATCAGGGATTCATGGGATACATGAGCCGTGGAAGAACGGCAGAGGCGATGACGATGGCTCGCGGATGGTTCCCCGAGGAAGGTCAGGCAATGATGATCATAACGCCTGCAATGATGAACAACGCTCTTGGGAATTTGCGTTTCATTGGCCCTGTCGTTCCGCTGGCCGCATTCGATCTTGCGCTGGAAGGCAACGACCAAGTGATATGCTCATACGGAAGATTTGGCCTGTGTGATGGCTGGAATGACCAAGCCGGAAAGTTTCATGAGTTCAAGTCCCCGAAAACAGCCTTGCAACTCGACTCGCAGATTCCTTTCCCAAAGAGAGCCACGCTTGAACAAACGCAGGCTATTATCAAATTCTGTAAGAGTATGCGGATCAAACCAAATTGGCTTGCTGTTGATCGAACGGGTAACGGATCAGGAATCCATGATTCGCTTTGCACCTTGTTTGGGCAAGAAGTAATGGGCGTCAACTACTCTTGGGCCGCATCGGAGACAAGAATCCTTGGTGAAGACAGCAAACAAGCCAACGAGTTATATAGCGGAGTTGTTACCGAATTGCTTTTCGGGCTATCAAAATATCTGGAATTTGAATATCTCAAGATCAGTCCGGGGTTCCGGAATGAACAACTCGTTCGCCAAGCCACAGGCAGACGCTACAAACAAGCGGGTCAGGGGTTGGTCAGGGTCGAGAGCAAAGGAGACTACTGCAAGCGAACTCGGTCAAGCAGTCCTGATTCGTTAGATTCGCTTGCAATCCTCGTTTACCTAATGCGCCAACGCTCCGGTTCAATCGCCACAATGACCGAGGAAAGCAAACGCGAAGCTCCTATGGAAAAAAACCAAGAGAGCGTTGTTGACATGATGCAGTTTGTAGATTTTTCTGATTAGCCAATAGATTCCATTTCTTTCAATAAATAACATGAAAAAACAACAGCCTACAAAAATAGAGCAAATCGAAGTTGATAAGCTAATACCCTACGCAAAAAACAGCCGAACCCATGACGATGCTCAAGTGGCGCAAATCGCCGCAAGTATCCGTGAGTTTGGCTTTAACAATCCCGTCTTAATCGGGCAGGACAACGACATCATCGCTGGGCATGGACGAGTCCTTGCCGCTCGCAAGCTGGAACTCACAAGCATTCCTTGCTTGAGGCTCGGACATCTCACCGAGAACCAGAAAAAAGCGTATGTCATCGCTGACAACCGAATCGCTCTGAATGCCGGATGGGACGAGCAAATGCTGGCGATTGAACTTGCCGAACTCCGCGAAGCCGATTTCAACCTCGACCTGACAGGATTCGACGCCGAATCTATTGAGAAATTCCTGAATCCGCCTGAACCTGAAATGGCCGAGGTTGATTTCAAGGGTAAAACGATGGCCGAATACAAAGATAAATACGATGAGTCGATTATCCGGCAAATCATCTTGGTTTATCCAGTAGAGGAATTCAACGCAGTCATCGACGCCATGGGCAAGTATGCCGATCAGCACGGACTTTCAAACAATACCGAAGTTGTCAACCACCTGTTAGAAACCAACGGATATGCAATATCTCAACGCCAAACCGAAGAAGATCAACTTGAAGGAATTTCGGAACAGGTCAGCGACGGAGAATGATTTCTCTACGCTGATTGATTGCGACACAACGATTCTTCACAATGGGGTTCCGATATGCGTTTATATTGAGAAGGTTCCAGCCGAAACCAAGCAGATGTTTGATTGCCTGACTCGTATCAAATACGACACGACAACGCGAACATCTGGTCTGGTGACATCCTCAAAGATATTTGGCTACGCTCCGCGCAACGCCATTAGAAATCTTCCTTGCAGGGCAACAGGATTGGCAACCTCACAGCCGAACGAGAACGAAATCCTCAAGAAATTTGCCAGTATCGCGGCAGATGTTTACTCGAAAACCAACGAAGACTTGGCTCGCAGGCACAATCAGATGACCGATGACAAAGTTCTCAAGAACTATCGCATGGATGGCTCCATGTTTACTTCGGGAATCGTCAACCACAACAATCCGCTCAAGTATCATTTCGATACCGGAAACTATATTGGCGTGTGGTCGGCAATGTTCGCGTTCAAGCGGGATGTTGAGGGAGGTTATCTGGCATTCCCTGAATTCGACATTGGCCTGAAAACTTCCAGTTGTTCGCTCTCAATGTTCGACGGCCAATCCATTCTTCACGGAGTTACGCCGATCAAGAAACTGAAACCATCCTCTGTGCGCTACACAGTTGTTTACTATTCGCTCAAGAATATGTGGTCTTGCGAAACTCCGCAGGGAGAAGTTGAGCGGATGCGGAATAAGCGTCTTGAAATTGAAATCTCACGGGTAACGAAAAAGAAATGATTCACAATATATCAGGAAAACCAATATGGGTCGCCTGCATTTCGACCAAACGACCAGAGAATGTGCAGAAGATCAAGAAGCACATTGACCCAAGCTGGTATGTCTGCCCGAACGAAAAAAAGTCCTATGAAACGAACGGCGCAAAAGGAGTTGTAGAAGTGGACGGCAATATCGTTGCCGCGAGGAACAAAGCGATTACCGATGCCAAGAACAACGGATGTTCGCTATGTTTGCAACTCAGCGATGATGTTACAAGATTCTACGAGTTTCTGAACGAGAAGAAAGCCAAGTCAGTTGATTTTGATTATGTTTTCAAGAAAATGGTGGCTTATGCGGCGTCTGATCCTGTGAAGCTGGTTGGACTTTCAATTCAGAACAATACGCGCAACTACAAGAAAACATACTATACTGTAAACAAGTTGGTTGTGAATGATTGCGTTCTGATCGACACTAATTTCCTCTACGACGAGAAAGCCGACTTGAAAGAGGATTACGATATGTTTCTGTCTCTCACAACGAGAGGCCACAAGGTTATTCGGCTCGACAATCTTTCAGGAGCCTTTCCGCACCGCGAGAACAAAGGAGGCGCAAACACTTACCGGAACTTCTTTCGTGAGCAGAAATGCAACTCATATATTTTGACCAAGTGGAAACATCTTGTTAGAACTCACAAAACGCGAGTAAACCAAATAGAAATCATGTATAAGAATTTACCTTATGGCTAAACCAATTTGGGGCATGGTCCCTCCGGGAGGATGGCATTATCAAGACGGCGATGTCCGGCTTGAAGGTTTGAGTCTCGACAATCTTTACGATGTGGTTAGGAACTATCGCGCTGAAAACAATCTTCCGCTTGGCGATGTGGTTGGCGATGTTAATTCTTTCGTTTGCGGTAATTTCCCGAACTATTGTCATGGCGTTGATATGGTTGTTGTTACCAGCATCGAACAACCAAACCAGCAAACAGAACTTCTTACAGATATTACAGTTTGGGCAAAGAATACCCTGACAACCAACAAACGAATTGATTTCGTCACGGATGAATTGGCTGAAGCGAGAGCCAAGGTCTGCGCCAAATGCCCGAAGAATATCAAGTGGCGTAGTGGATGCCAATCCTGCATAACCGCAACAGATCGGCTATCTGTAAGTATCCGGCAAGCAAGAGAAACAAAAACCTCGCGTTCTTTGGGAGGTTGTTCTATAATGCGCCACGATAACCGGAGTGCTGTGTTTTTCGACAAAAACAATTTCAATAAACCGCAAAACTTGCCAGCCAAATGCTGGCTGAATCAATAATGGCTAACACTATCAAACCAATCCCCGCAGAAGTCAGCAATACATACGCAACGAAAGCTCCAAGGATTCGTGATGGTTCTGACAAAAACCAACGGGTAGAACTTGAAATCACAGATCAAAAGGCCAATGATTCTGGCGAGGTTATCGACAAAGAAACCTTGGAAGTCCGCAGAACCTTCCGTGACGCTTCGCAAGCCTATTCAGCATACAAGCGATTGAAGCAACAAAATGTTGAGCGCAATAAAAAGAACGCTCTGATTCAAAAGAAGTTGAATAATGAGCCGCCATACAGCCCGAAGAAGCTCGAAAGCATGGGGCAAAACTGGCGAAGCAATCGCCCGACTGGATTCCTTTCGATTCTCGTCAGCCGTATTCAGCCACCTTTCAAAACAGTTATTGAAGCCGCATCGACGCTAACATACAGCAAATATCCAATTAACAGCGTAGATGCCGAGCAAAAGACCAAGGTATTCCGCGAAGAAATCACCAAGACAATTCGCGGATGGAGCGGTCACAATGATTTGTTGGCTCAGATTGTTCACGAAAACACGACATTCGGATTCACGGCAATGTGTTGGGATGATACCCGCGATTGGAAACCAGAATTCCTTCGGCAGGATTATACCTTCTTCTCAATCGAGACCCCCCAGCATGTGGACGCAACTCCGATTTGGGCAAGAAAACGCAGGTATCAAATCGCTGAACTTCTCCCTATTCTTGAAGACGCCGAGCTTTCCGCTCTGGCCGGATGGCATATCAAGAATCTCGTTAAAGCCATCAATAACGCTCGCCCTGCCGGAAGAACGCTCGACAGCGACGATGATGCTCGCCGATATGAGGACTGGATGCGTGAAGGTTCTTACGGGGCATCCTACGAAAACGATGCCAAATATGTTGAGCTTGGAGAATTGCTGGTAAAAGAGCCGACAGGCAAAATCAGCCGATTCTTGTTTGACGATAAAACAGGCGATGAAATCTGTTCACAACTTGATCGCTACAACCGCATGTCAGATTGCTTGGCGTTGTTCGCAATTGAAGTCGGTTCAGGCTCTTTGATGTCAAGTCGCGGGGCTGGTCGAGACCTCTACAACACCCACATTGCCGTTGATAAAGCGAGGAATCTGATTATCGACAATACCTATCTTCGCGGAATGTTACTGCTCCGTAAAACAGCAACAGCTAAAAATGGCGTTGCTCCGCTTACTGTGAACCATCCCGTGGCTTTCATTACAGAAGGCTACGAGGTTGTTCAACAGCAAATGCCAGCGGATGTCGAGGATTTCATTCGTTTGGATCAATTCGTCAGCGGATTGGCAGAAATCCAAGTTGGAACATTCCTGCCATCGTCTGCCATGGGAATTCAAACTGGCGATAAAACAGCCAGCGAAATCAACCGAGTGGCGGCGATTGAGAACCAAATCCGTGAAGGCATCCTTTCCCGATGGGCATTTCAGTATTCCCAATCAGTTCAGCGTATGCAACGGGGTATTTGCCATCCTGAACACATTCGGGCGGCAAGTGAAATCAAGACATTGCTGGATGTTGCAAGAATCCAAAATCCTGCCGCTGTTTGGGGAAAACGGGATGTTGTCGAGGCATTCCTTGAATCTGAACTTGAAGTTCCTTCTTTCGTTGTTCCGTTTGAAATCCCTCGGCATCTGGACGAGGACGCAGTTGATTCCTGTTTGCGAATGCTCGAAAGGAATCTTCCGCCGAGCGATATTTTGTTGATGGCTTACTCGCCAGCCCAAGAATTGTTGCCGGATATGCTGGCCCAAGACAACGCGATTCTGGATTTGTTGATTCAACGCTACATGGGCAATCCTTCGATCAACCAAGCCGAATTGATGAAACTTGATTGGAGCCGCAAAGTTGGTCAGGAAATTGCGAATAGCGTTCTTGTGCCACCTGACATGGTTCAAGCCAACGCGATTGAAGCCACGCGCCAACAGGTTATCGAGTTGCAAAGCATCATGGCAGGCCAAGAGATTCCCGTGTCGCCTCGGGACGATGACGATATTCACTTGCAGACGCTCACGCAAAAGCTGATGCCAGTTATTGCTAACGCTCCGGAAGGTTCTCTGCCTCCTGAAATGGTTCAGCCGTTTACGAGAGCGTTACAGCACTACATGACGCATATCCAACAAGCCGAAGGCAAAGGCATGGATAAAAAGAAACTTCAACTCTTCAAAGAAGGATTGAAAATGGCCTATGACAAATTGACAGCAGGAATGAATGTTCCTCCTGTTGATCAAATCATGCCTGCCGCCGCAGGCGGAGGCGGAATGGGAGGCGGAGGAAGAAGGCCATCAGTAGCTCAAGCAAATATGGCAGGAGAGGCATTAGCCGCTTCTTCGCCAAGTCAACTCGGAGAAATCAACCAAGTTGCCGCTCCCGGAAAACCTCCAACAGCCGCTTAATTATGGGTGGATCATCAGCAAATTTTCAAGGTTTTCCAACCAAGCATCCAGCGGTGAAAAATCCTGATGGAAGTGAAAGTAATGTTTTGCTTGGGACATTCGGAATAGGCCAGAAACAATATGTTCTTCCAACAATGGTCGAAGGGAAAAAATTAACACCGGATCAAGCCGTCAATATTGCGCGCCAACACGGATTGAATAAATACCCGAACTTTCTCACGCCAGCACAAGCCGATAGTTGGGCGAGAAAAAACCATTCATTTATCGGCGAAGACGGAAAACTTAAAAAATAATTTTATGGAACTAAAAAAACTAAAAACACGCGAAAAAAATAACGAGAAAAAAGAACCAGCTAAATTGAAACAGCTTCCTTCGATGAAAGAGAAAGAGGAAGAACTTGATTCTTTGCTTTCTGCCGAGGAAAAAGCCGCATACGAGAGGCTTGAAAAACAGGGGATGAGTGACCAAGGCATCGTCAGCCCAAAAGAACTTAAAGAGTTCGGAAAAGATGTTTATCGCGGCGTGAAAACCAAAGCGAAAAAGGTTGCCGAAAAAGTTAATGCCATGATTGGTAAAGCCAAAGACAATTTGGAATTTAAATGGAATGATTTTCAAAACGAAGACAACAAAAAATGACTTGGGAACAATCTGATTCAAATAGGTTTCGGGAATACCTGAGCAAAAACCAAGGGAAATTGTTTTCATTCCTGAAAACACGCATCCCGCGAGTTGATGGCAAAACGATTGAAGAAGTCGCTTTGCAGGCTAAATACAAAGAAGGATTTGAATTTGCTTTGAGGGAAATGGACGATCTTGCAATGTCGCAGGAAACAAAAGATGATCCATCTTCTGGAACATTCACGACAATGTAAATATGGCTGAAATCAAAAAACGATTCACAAAAATTGTCACAAATAAAGCCACCGGAAGGACACGAACTGTCAAATACGGGCAGGCTGGCAAAGCTAAAGATGGCAAGGATCGTATTCGTCCCGGAACGAAGAAAGGCGACGCGTATTGCGCTCGTTCTGCAAAAATCAAAGGAGATTGGAAGAAAGATAAAAACTCTCCGAATAATCTGTCCCGTAAAAAATGGCGGTGTCGCGGGGCAAAATCAATGAAGTAATAATTAAATACCAAACCAACAAATATAAATATGGAAGACAACGAAAAAGCAGAAATGGATGTGACGGGATTCGGGAATCCTTCACTTGAAGCGGACAGGATTGATGACGACACCGACGCGCAAATTGACGATGCGCTTGATGCGGCATTTTCTGAAACTGGAGAATTAGGAGAGGCGGGAGAGGCAGGAATTCCAGATGAAGAACCAGTTTTAGAACCTCAAGAGCCGCCGCAAGAAGAACCGCAAATCCCAACTGAACCGCAAACGCCAGCCGCCGAGCCAGCCCAAACGCAGGAACCAACCGCTCCGCAGGTTGAAATTGACCCTGAAATTTCTGCTATCGAGCAACCGCGCAATCTTTCGGAAAAAAACCAAAGCAACTGGCGCAAATTGCAGGAAACAGCGTCAAACTATAAACGCCAAGCGCAAGAAGCAGAGGCCATGCGTTCCAAGTTGCAGGAATATGAAACCAAACCTCCGCTCCCATCAGATTACGAGGATTTGCGCCAATTCCGCGCCATCTTCGATGTTCAGTCTGATCCTGATTTTCAAAAGAAATATGATGAGCCAATCAATCAGGCTAAAACGCAGATTTATTCTATCCTCAAGAAGCATCAGGCTTCTGATGAATTGATTCAAAAAATCGAAGCTCAGGGTGGGCCTGATAAAGTCAATCAAGAATGGTGGGTCAACAATGTAATCAATAAATTGCCGCTGACTGACGCTGAAAAGCTGAAGCGTGGTTTGGTTGATGTTTCTGATCTTCAAGAGCGGAGGGTTGCAGAGGTTCAAAAATCTGCGTCCAATGCCGAGCAGTATTACCAGCAACGAGGTGAAGCGGCTGTTGAATGGTTCTCTAATCAAG